CATTCTCGGCAGGGTTTGCCGGCAAAGCATACTTAAACTAACAAAACATGGCAATTAATTTTTTAAACACGATTGATCTTAATAAGAACTCTCTCGACAACGCTAGGATACAAAATCTAAGCGCCGATCCCACAGCAGCAAATAGCTCTATTGGACAAATATATTTTAACACAACAGCGGATACCTTAAAACAATATGTAGCAGACAAGGAAGGAAGCGGTAATCCTGGATGGGTTGAAGTAGGTTCTGACAGTGTAGAAGCTGGTACTGGTATTGGAATTACTTTTACTGGAGGTAATGCTGTTATAAGAAACACAGGTCTTGTAACTGTATTAGATGGTACATACATAGATTTAACAAAACAAGGTGGTGGCGATAATACACAGTTGACTGCAGATTTATCTGCGGTAGACGGAACTGCCGTTCTTGCAACAAGATTTTTAAGTAAAGATAATACCTGGGATGTGCCTGCGTTTGATAATTATTCAGGTTGGACTTTAGATGGTGACTCTGGAACTGGTGAGGTTATTTCAAGTGGCAATACCGCTACATTTGCAGGTGGATTAAAAATAACCACTGATGTAGCATCAACAGATACATTAAATATAGTTCACGATTTACAAGCACAATCAGACACAACATCAACAGATTCACCTTCAGCAGGTGGAACATTTACAGTAATTGATAGTGTTACAGTAGATACAACAGGTCACGTGGGTGGGGTTAATGTAAAAACCATTACACTTCCAAGGGATGATTATAGTATTGTTTCAAAAGCAAATCCTACGGCAGGAGCTGATGTAGATTTAGTGGATTCAGGAGGTACTGTAGATTCAACAGTTAATTTTATAGGTACAGCTGGAGAAATAGTTGTAGCCCAATCTGCTACTGCAAATAAAATAGTAATAAGTCAACCTGAAGATGTTACAATTGGAAATGACTTACAAGTTGATAATGATGCTTCCATAGATGGAGCATTAACAGTTGTTGGGCAAGTAACAGTTCCGGCTGCAACAGCAGCTACAAGCGCACCTAACTTAGGTCAAGTAGAACAACTCGTTGCTGGTATTGGATTGTTTAAAGGTGGTTATAATGCTAGTACAGATCCAGGTGTTCCAGTTATAAGCGGTGCATCAAATATTGCTTTAGATTTAGGTGACTATTTTGTAGTTACTAATGATGGTGACATAACATTTAGCGACACTACAATCTCAGTAGAGGTTGGTGATATGATATTTGCTAATGCAGATATTACTGCATCCTCAGATCCAGCATCGACAGAATATACATTTGTTATTCAAGATGCTAATATAGCAGGAGCAGGAGCAACAGACGGAGCTACTGAAAAAGGTGTAGCTGGTTTTGATTCAGCAAGCTTCGATGTATCCGCAACTGGTTGGGTACAATTAAAACCTCAAGCAAATCCTTATGGAGCCAAACAAGATTTAAATAACACAGCTCCTTGTACAAGAGTAGAGGCTGGTGGATTAACAACATTTACAATTGATTTAACAGACGCAAGTCTTTTTGGAACAAGCGCTTTAGCCGCAAATGTAAAAGCTGAAATAACGCAAATAGCCGCGCCTTATGAAACAGTGTATGCTGATGTAGCAAGAAGTGGATCAGGAACAATATCTTTTGCTTTCACAGGGAGTGTTGCAAGCGATGTTTACGCTGCGCTACTTGTTTACGTATAACCTAATACTTATAATGCATGGCATTAAGATTTTTAAATAGTGGATATTTCGCCGGCAAGGTAGGTATTGGAATAGAAACACCAACTGCACCATTGGATGTGTTTGGTGTTAGAGCAGGTAGAGATTGGGCTATCAATAATAGAGCTGTTATAAGATTAGACTCTAACGGAACTAACATACCTTCAGATATATTATTTGGACATACTGCCGCAGCAAATCAAACAAGCTGGACAGGCGCATACTGGTCACTAAGTTCAAGGGGATCGATTGCTAATAACAAATTTTATTTTTATAGAGCAAGTGGAAATCCAACAGGAGGAAGCGAGCAAGTGCTTATGACCTTTGACCCTAACTTAAAAGTTGGGATCGGGACGGAGAGTCCTTCACAAAAACTACACGTAGACGGTAATATTAGAGTTGGTGATTCCGCTGATGTTATATTTAGTAACAATCTATACGGACTGTCAGCAGGAAATTTAACTATATCTACTTCAGGTGATACATTATTAACACAGACAGGCGACGTCGGGATTAACACTACTTCACCTGATTTCAAATTAGACGTAGACGGAACATTTGGTGTTTCTGATTTACCATTTAATACAGACTCGGTTTCTGTATTAGTAGCAGATGAAACTATAGGTGCAGATTTAGTAACAAATGGTGATTTCGCAACTAATACTAATTGGACAGAGCAAGGCGGCGCTGCTGCTTGGAGTATAGCTAACGGAAAAGCTAATTGTGTAGTAAATTCTATAATTAGGTATTTTGAACAAGGCAACGTTCTACCATCATCAGGTCCAGGAAACACTTACAAAATTGTTTATACTATATCTGGAATTACACAGGGTGGATTTGCAATAAATGTAGGAGGATATGGATCAACCCCAGTAAGAACTACTAATGGTACATATGCTGAAACATTTACTATAACTTACGCTTCATCCAATAATAGAATATATTTACAATCTTCTCCAAATACTATTGGTAGTATAGATAATATATCAGTACAACTAGTAACCTCTGCAAGTAATCAAATACAAAAAAGAGAATTAGGTACTGGTGCGTTTGGACCAACACCCGTGGGAGCTTACTTACCACTAGCTGGTGGAACAATGACTGGAACTGCTGGAGTTTTAATGCCAGATGATTTTAAGCTAAAGTTTGGAGATGCTACAACGCCAGATCTTGAAATATATCATGATGGTAGTCATAGTAGAATTTCAGATGCTGGTACAGGACATTTAGTTATAAATGCTACTGATTTTGTTGTAAACAACTCTGCTGATACAAAAAATATGATTATTGCATCCGATGGTGGTTCAGTAAATCTTTACTATAATGCTTCACAGAAATTCAGGACCATAAGTGCAGGTGTCGAGGTAACAGGTAATATTGATTTGCCAAGTAACGGAGCAATATTATTTGACAATACGAATAATACCGAGCAATATTATATAAGAAATGGTGGTGGCTCTCAGTCAAGTTTTCAAGTAGGTAAAGGTAGTCCAGGTTCAGATATTAAACTTATTATAGACGACGGAGGCAACTTAGGTATAGGGACGACTAGTCCTACAGCTAAACTACAAGTAGGGGGAGGTACAAGTAATCAGCAATCTCCCATTTCTTCTTTAAGTGGTTCATTCCAAGGATTATTAAGCACTTTATCCTTGGTTAATCAAACAGCTAATTTGGTCACTAATGGTGGTGTTGCTTTAGATTTTCATTTAAATAGTGGATATTCGCCAACTGGTAGAATCACAACAAGAACTGAAAATGTGTCAAGTCCGACTGCTTCATATATGCAGTTTTTTACATATCTAAGTGGTCTAAACGAAAGAATGCGCATTACCTCCACAGGTAACGTAGGTATTGGAACTACTAGTCCTGGTCAAAAGCTTGATGTTAATGGTAATATAAAAATACAAGCAGCTTTACTTTCAAACCAATCAAACACAAATGTAGATACAGGTGCTGAAGTAGTTGCTCAGGTTTCTACATCAACATACACAGCGGCATTCTTTGACTTTGTTATCAAGAAGGTTGGAAATATAAGATCAGGTACAGTTTATGCTTGCCACGATGGAACAAACGTAGAGTTTACAGAAACATCGACCAATGACTTAGGTGACACGTCAGATGTTACGCTAAGCGTAGATAAATCAGGTACAAACCTAAGACTTATAGCAACAGTAACTTCAGATGACTGGATAATTAAATCATTAATAAGAGCAATATAATGGGATTTTATAGAGGACCAAATATAGTAACAGACGGATTAGTATTTGCAGTAGACGCAGGATCAGAAAGATCTTATCCAGGTAGTGGAACTACGGCTACTGACTTAGCGGGTGCAAATACTGTAGCTTTAGTTAACGGTGTTAGCTACAATCCAAATCAAGGAGGTAAGTGGGGTTTTGATGGAATTGATGATCAGATAGTATTAAACTCTGGAACTGCACTTGTATTAAATGATTTTACAATAACTCAATGGATACAATTTCCAGCTACATCTTCAAGAATGTCTATAGGAGGCGGTTTGTATACTGGGGGAAACTCTTATAAGGGGTATATTTGGTATAGATCTGCACAAAATGAAATTAGAGTGACAATGGACGGCGAAACAGGCGCTATCTTTACTGTATCTGAAAGTGTTTATTGTGACAAATGGTCTCAAATTACAGCAACAAGAAGTGGTGGTACTTATAAATTATATATAGATGGGGAGCAAGTAGATATTACAAGAACAGCTTCAACTAATGATTTTTCTATAAGAACTATTGGTTGGAGTTACAGTAATAGCTATGCGTTTGCAGGAAGCATATCAAATACTTTAATTTATAACACAGCTTTAATAGATACCCAAGTAGCACAAAACTATAACGCACAAAAATCAAGATTCGGATTATGATAACATACATTACAATAAATATGTCTGAAATAGCATTGGTTGATTTCAATCAAGTTATGGAAACATCAGAAGAAACAGTTAGACTATCAGTTGATGGTCTACAAACAGTATTAAAATGGGAAGGTGCAGAGCCTTCATTTGTATCAACATTAAGTTCATACGAAGGACCTTACACTCACGAAGAGATATTAGCAATAATGGCTACTCCAGAATGGACTGATCCTAATCCACCAGAATAATATGGGAGCATACGGAGGACCAGATATAATAACAGATGGATTAGTATCTGCATACGATGCCGCTAGCGTAAGAAGCTACTCTGGTACTGGAATAGCTTGGAACGACTTAAGTGGAGACAACAACGATGCAACTTTATATAATGGTGTAGTTTATACTACAGCTAATTACGGTACTATGGAATTTGACGGATCTGATGATTATATGCAAGCTGACGTAAGCACAACATCTCTTGATGGAGATCCAAGTTTTACCGCAGATATGTTTGTAAAAAGAAGAACTGGCACAAACGTTGGCGCAGGTAATGGATTTTGGGGAATAGGTGGTGTAGGACAAGGTAATGGAATATCAGGCTGGACACCCACTCAAAATCTTATAAATTTAGATGTGTATGATTCTACTAGACTAGCAACTTCAGTAACTTATCCAGAAAACGAATGGATTCATTTAGTCTGGACTAAAAATGGTCCAGGTACAGAAACAACAAATGTTAAATGTTATATAAACGGAGTTGAAACTTCTTTAACTAAAACCAGAAGTGCTACAAGAGCAAATCAATTTAACACTAGTACAACCGGCGTGTGTTTAGGAAGAATTTCTGCTAATGCTAGCAACTTCTATTCACCTATAAATATTGCTACATATAAAATTTACAATAGAGCATTAACCGCTGCAGAAGTATTACAAAACTATAACGCACTAAAAAACAGATTTATATAATGTACACAGGACCTCACATAGTAACAGACGGATTAATATTTGGAATTGATGCAGCAAGTGAAAGATCTTATCCGGGTAGTGGAACTAATTGGGTTGATATAGTTGGTGATAGTAACTGTGCTTTAGTGAATGGACCTACTTTTGATTCTGGAAATGGTGGTTCAATAGTACTTGATGGACTTGACGATTACGTGTTAAGATCAACTACACCAACAGAGTTACAAGGAGATCCCAGTTTTACCATATCAATGTGGGTAAAAAGGTTGTCAAATGGGGCTAATTATGCAGGGATATGGGGTTTTGGCGGTAATGCTACAAATGGAGGTATAAATTCCTGGTGGTTTCAAAACGTAAATGAAATCACAATAGATACTTGGAGTAGAGCTACATTCACTTCTGGGCAAACATATCCTTTAAACGAATGGGTGTTTGTCACCTGGCAAAAAACAGCAGGTGCAATGACTCGAGCGAATTGTACAATATGGAAAAATACTACAAGCTATACAGGAAATGACTTAACAGTATTGAGAGCAGAAAGCACAGCTCCTAATATCAATAATAGCGGAATAGTACTCGGGACAATACATTCCACCTATACCCCTGTAGTAAATTTTCAATACGCAAATACTCTAATATACAATAGAGTACTTACTGCATCAGAAGTAATACAAAATTATAACGCACAAAAATCCAGGTTTGGATTATAGAATAACAACTTTTTGGATATTGAAAAAAAGATAATATGGCAAACGAATTTAAAATAAAGAAAGGTCTAATTGTAACAGGCGCATCAGGTGGAACTGTTGTAGATATACAGGGTTCACAAGGGCAACTGTTTTCAGTAACCGATGATTTAAGCGGATCTATATTCGCTGTGTCAGATATATCTGGTGTACCGATACTGGATGTCAACTCAAGTGGTCTTTCTACTTTTGACGGTGACGTTAATTTACCAGATAATAAAAAAATACTATTAGGTACAGGAAATGATCTTGAAATATACCACGATGCAAGTCATAGTTATATAAAAGATATAGGAGTAGGAGATTTAAAAATATCATCTAACACCGTAAGAATAGAATCTAATGCTGCTGAAAATATGATTATTGCTATCGCTAATGGTGGTGTTTCTTCATATTATAATAATGTTAAAAAGTTTGAAACCACAAGCACAGGCGTTAATGTAACAGGTGGCGCAACAATAACAGGCACTAATACATTTTTAATAGAATCAAATTCTACAGCTGCAACATTTAATTTAAACAGTACAGTTAGAGGGTTTGATTTCATAAACAATAACGCAACTTTACTAAGTATTGACAATGACGGAAATGGAACTTTTGCTGATCAAGCATTTGCAACAACAGCCACATCTTCTGGAGACGCATCATCAACACTAACAACAAAAGGTTATGTAGACGGCTTAATTACTGGGGCTACAATATATAGAGGTGCTTGGGATCCAAGTGGTGGTGGATATGGTTCACCTGATTTAAGTGGTGTAACTCAAACATCTGGTTACTATTATATCTGTAGCGCCGCTGGTACTGCTGAGCCTAATGGTACAGGTACTGAGCCTGATACTTGGGCTGTTGGTGACTGGGTTATATATAACGATGTTAGTGGTACTGGTCAATGGCAAAAGATTGATAATTCATCTGTATTATCAGGTGTAGGTACAGGTCAGACCGTAGCTTTATGGGAAGGTGCTGGTTCTGTTACAGATTCAGAAACTTTAGGTAATGCACCAATAACAGTTAGTGGTAATGATACAACTTTTGGTGGTAACATAACAACTTCAGGCACTAACGCTACGGTTTTTGCGGATAGATTTTCTGGGCTTGGAGTAGGCGCTGTAATAGGACCTAATGGAGCAGGAACAGTTTTTTTAAGACCAAGCGGTGTTGGCTCATCTACAAATCAATCTTCATTTACAACAACTTTAGCAACTATTGGAACAGACGCAACTTTTGCAGGGGATGTAGTAATAAACTCAGCAGGTGATGCAACCTCACCTATATTAAGACTTAATAATAGTTCATCAAATACTTTTAATCACGCGTTAGAAGCTATTAACGACAACCTTACAGCAGCTCAAACGGAATTATTATTATTTGGTAAAGAAACAAACAATCGTAATTCAGGTTTTATAGGATATAACTGGAATGCAGACAACAGTGAGACTAATTATGTAACAATAGGTCATTGGGGTTATAATCATCTTTTAAAAATATACCCTACAGGAACCGCAACTTTTGTAGGAGCGGTAACATCCCCGACATTCTTAGGTGACCTAAACGGCACAATAAACACAGCAACTACAGGTGTAACACAAACAGCTGGTGATAATTCCACACTAATAGCAACAACTGCTTACGCAGATGCAGCAGCAGCAGCGGTGCCTATTGGAAATTACTTACCACTAGCCGGTGGTACGATGACTGGGGTAACCCAATTTAATGATCATACTAATTACGGTGATCAGGTTTATGCTAGATTTGGTGCTTCACAAGATCTTCAAATATTTCACAATGGTACTGATTCATTTATTGATAACTACACAGGTAGTTTAACAATTAGAAACAGACAAGATGATGGAAATATTGTATTTACTTGTGATGATGGATCTGGCGGTTTGGCTTCATATTTAACTTTAAACGGAAACAGCACACACGCTTATTTCACAAATCCAGGCAACGTCGGTATCGGGACTACTAGTCCTAGTTCTAAGTTGAATGTGATAGGCGGCTCTGGTGATGATATAATAGCAAAATTTAAAACAACAGGCACGGGTACTGGTGATTATTCGGAAATACATATATTAAATGATAATAATGATGCGCTAAAAATTGGTTCTATAGGTAGTAATTACACTAATTCCTCTTGGGCGGGAATGAGATATGTGTATGCTGGTAGCGGAGATTTAGGATTAAAAGCAGTAGCAGGCACTGGTAATGTAAGAATATACGCAGGTGGGGCAGGTTCAGAAAGAATGCGTATTACAAGTGGTGGAAACGTAGGTATAGGTACTACGAGTCCTGGGTATAAACTATCTGTTAATGGTGATATACATATACCTCAAAATGAATATATATATTTTGACAATACAGCTCATTATATAAGAAGAGGATCTAGCGATGTAGAATTGCAAGGTTTTAATGGGTTAAATCTACGCACCAATGGATCTTCTAGGTTATACATTAAGCAAGACGGTAACGTCGGGATCGGGACGACTTTGCCTGGAAGTAAGTTAGAGCTTTATGAAGTATCAGGAGGCGCACCTACTTTATTGACTTTACATCAAAACGCTGTTGATATTGTTGCAGACGACTCTATGGGGTCTTTTATAGATTTTAAAAGTACAGATATAAATGCTAATTTTACTCCACAAGCAAGAATCGGAATGTTAATTCGAGATTCAAATGGTGATAATGGTGTTATTTCAGAAGGCTGTGGTAATTTAGTTTTTCATACATCAAGAGGTACAGATGCAGCAGGAGCAGGAGAGGATGTTGAAAGAATGAGAATTACGGACATTGGAAACGTAGGTATCGGAACATCAACACCTAACGCTAAACTTGACGTACAAGGAACACAAGGTCAGTTATTCTCAGTTACAGATGATCTATCTGGTGACATATTCTCAGTTGCTGACATATCTGGTGTACCTATAATGAATGTTAATTCTGATGGAACTTCGTATTTTGATGGTAACGTCGGGATCGGGACGGATAGTCCTGATAATAAATTATTTGTAACAGCTAGTACAGCAGGAGATTATGCGGCTTTTATTGAAAATACTAATAGTACAAATGGATATGGTTTACTTGCAAGAACAGCACAAACTGGAACTTCGTCATATGCTTTTGCAGCAAGAGCTGGTTCTAGTGATATTTTTGTAGTAAGAGGAGATGGCAACGTCGGGATTGGGACGGCTAGTCCAAATACTAAGTTACACGTAGCTGGAATAGCTCAAGTAACTGAAAGTGGAAATAGTGCTTTTTATGGAGGTAATTACGTTAGAGTGTTTGGTGATCAAAATTACGGATTTAGAAACACTGGCGGTACTTACATAGCAAACATATCAATGAGCGGAAACTCATACTTCAACGGCGGTAACGTAGGTATAGGAACGACTAGTCCTGGTGCTAAATTAGAAATTTCTCAAGGCGCAGGAGGAACAGCGCAAAACGTTATTAATTCTGGTGAACAAGCTTTTAGGTTTTCTACTAAAGTAGAAGATACTAGTACTAATACAGCTGTATTTAGACAAGGCATATATTATAATAATACTGAAAACGCAACAATAGCTTTTTATAGAGGAGGTAGCTCTGTTGGTGGGTTTATGACGTTTCAAACACAAAACGGAAACGAAAGAATGCGTATCGACTCAGTCGGCAACGTAGGTATCGGGACTACTAGTCCTGCAACCAAATTAGAAGTTAATGGCGGAACAGATGCTATAGTAACAATAACTGGTACTACAACAGCGGCGAGATTAGATATAAAAACTGACTCATATCATAGATTTCTACAAACAATAGAATCTGACGGTCGCTTTAGATTATATAACCAAACTACAGCTACAGAACAATTAACAGTAACAAACGCAGGAAACGTAGGGATCGGGACGGCTAGCCCTGACGATATGCTAGAGGTTTATGGTTCTTCACCAAATATAAGAGTAACTAACACAGCTGAAACAGACGCAGGTATAGTTTTCAACGATGCTCAGGCAGGTACTGGTCAAATGGCAGCTATAAAATTTAACTCCAGTGACGAAAAATTAAAGTTCTTTGTGAATGACGAAACCTCGCAAAGAATGGTTATAGATACAGCTGGTAACGTCGGGATCGGACCGACTATTAGTCCATCATATTTATTAGATGTTAGAGATGGAACTACGAGTGGTGCAATTGCAAGATTTAGTGCTATTAACGCTCACGTCGTAATTGAGTCTAGTACAGCTGGGAATGCTGTTCTACACTTAAAACCAAATGCAACAGGTAGTAAATTTGGTCAGTTTAAAGTAACAGCTGGAAATGGTTACGGGTTTAGTTGGAGTAATGATGCGGCAGGTACGGGTGAAACTACTTATATGGATTTAGACACCAGTAGTACTGGTGGTGGAGATTTGACAGTAAAAGGAGATGTTATAGCATATGGATCTCCTTCTGATAAAAAATATAAAGAAAACATCAAGCCAATTGAAAGTGCTTTAGGTAAAGCAATGCAGCTTCAAGGTGTTACATTTGATTGGAAAGATAGTGATAGTATATTAGATATAAAAGAAGATATAGGTTTTATAGCTCAAGATGTTCAAGAAGTGTTGCCAGAACTTGTTAGAGATAGCGGTAAAGGAAATTTATCTTTAAGGTATCAAGGAATAACACCTATACTTTTAGAAGCTATAAAAGAATTAAAAGCGGAAATAGATTTATTAAAATCAAAACCGTGTAATTGTAATAACTGTAATTGTAATATATAATGGCGGTACCAGCATCAGGAGCATTGTCAATGTTAGATATAGCGCAAGAAGCTTTATACGGAACGTGGGGTTCAGGAACTATAACTGGACCAATATCTATGTACGATATGATAAATGGCGGAAACTCTCACGGTTCTGGTAATTCATACCCTACAGTAAACGATGGATGCACACCAAATCCAGTTGATAGAACTTATTTTCAAATTACTTTGACATTAGCTCAAGTAGGTGGTGGAGATGTAACTGTCTTTACGACCAGAAACCCTATTACTGGTTTAGTAACAAATGATGTTTTATATGATTATGTAAATGGATCATATACAGCTTGGACGGGTGCTTCGCAAACTTATTCATATTGGATATTTGGTCAAGGAACATTTTTTGGTTGTACATCAAGTGAGTGTCCTAACATTTCCGTTAGTTCATCTGGAGTAGTAACAACTAATGGGTGTCAATGCCCTTAAAAATTAAATTATGCCTATAGCTTATCCATATAGATTTTCCGATTGGTACGGTTACGACAAAGACTGTACAACATTAACATCGTTTAGTTCTGGCTCAGGACAATCAGATACTAAATTTATATGTACTCAATCTGTGAATACAACAAAATATCACGACGGTAGCGGTAATAACCCAACTACAGGGGATACTGTTTATGATAATTCCACAGGAACAACAACAACTGGAAACGGTTTTTACACAATTCAAAACGGAGCGTCGCCTCCAGCAACAATTGGGTATTACAGAATAACAGGCGGAAGCGGAGTAGTTGCTTCTTTAGGATTATGCTTTCCATAACAAATAAACAAATAAATAAATAAATCTTTAAAATTAAAAAATGGCAATTATTTACAAATGGGATATCCCACAAATGAACGCTCACATCCAAGCGGATGGGCAAGACAATGTAATCTACACAGTGCATTACAGATACACAGGTTCTGAAGAGTCCGAAGGAGTTACGTACTCATCAACTAACATTGGAACGCAAAGTTACACGTATGTAGCAGGTGAGCCTTTTACACCTTACGAGGATACTGAAGCTTTTGAAGCTATAGTTATTGGTTGGTTAGAAGGATCTTTAGATGTAGATCAAATGCAAGCTAGTATAGCTGCAAGCATACAATCTCAAATAACACCTGTTAATGAAGACTTGTATTTTACATGGCAAAATCCTACGCCAACACCTCCAGTTAACGATGAAGAATAATACGTAATAATAAAACCATAACCTGTTCATTACAGAAAACCAATTGTCAAATTAAAACCAAAACCAATGACAACATTTTACCAGACTAATTCATGGAGTAGTCACCCATCACCGTCTAAAGATTATACGGATCTTTGGAAACACATAGCCAATAAAAAAAATTGGCGGATTGTTGAACTAATTAATGGTTATTATCAAACCGAATATCAAGATTTAAAAAATCAAAATGTATGGAATGATGTAACAAGAAGGGAAACTTTAAAACAAGCGGAAGATGCTATAGATGAAACTGTAGCTTACTATTCAAAAAAAGTTGAATTTCTTAACGGACCAAAAGTAGTAAAAACATTCAAATAAAAATATAATCAAATTTAATTAAATGGAATACAATAATCCAAGTGAGATTGTTAAAACTCTCACATTCGGGAAAGACGCAAATGATCAAATTATAGCAGGTGTCGAAAAGTTAGCTAACGCAGTGAAGTCCACATTAGGAGCTTCCGGAAAATGCGTAATTTACGAAGATGCCTTAGGAAGACCGGTAATAACAAAAGACGGAGTAACCGTTGCAGAGAGCGTAGTCTTACTACATCCGGTCGAGAACATAGGAGCAACCCTTATAAAGCAAGCAGCTAGAAATACTGTAAGAGAAGCAGGAGACGGTACGACAACATCTACCGTCCTTGCTAATTCTCTTTTAAAGATTACAAACAAACATTTAGATGAAGAAAAAGTTAGAGAACTTAAAGCAGGCATTATTAGCGGTGCTAACAAAGTTAAAATATATCTTGATAAGACCAGTACTCCTGTTAAAGGCCAAATGCTACAAAACGTTGCTATCATTAGCTGCAATAATGACAAAGAGCTTGGGATCAAGATTGGAGAAGCTTATGAAAAAGTTGGAAAAAATGGAATTGTATTAATGGAAGAATCTGATACAAATGAAACTTACGTGGATTTTGTTGAAGGAGTACAATTTGATAGTGGATTAAAGTCAACGCATTTAATAACAGACAAAGACAAACACACAGCTGTTTTAGACGATCCTTACGTGCTTATTGTTTCATCCCCTATTCCTAACATAAGAAAAATACAAAGCGTCTTAGAACACGTTATAAAGAGTAAAAGAAGTTTATTGATTGTAGCCGATATGGAACAACAACCATATGCTACATTGTTATCGAATAAAGTTAAAGGTAATATAAAAGTTAATATTGTTGATGTACCTGGTTTTGGTTTAACAAAGCAAGATACAATGGATGATTTAGCATTACTTACTGGAGCAATGATAATAAACGAGGAACTTGGTGATGATTTAGATTTAATAAACCCCGATGTACTAGGTAGCGTTAAAAAAGCTGTTACAGATGAAAAATCAACAGTGCTTCAGATAGAGCAATCAATAGATGTAGCTCACAGAGTTGAAGAGGTTACTAAAAGTATTGAAACAGAAACTAATCCATTCTTTAAGAAAAAGTTAGAGCAAAGACTGTCAATGTTAACTGGTAAAGTTGGTATTGTTTATGTTGGAGCAGATTCTGAAGTAGAGCTTAAAGAAAAGAAAGATAGAGTTGAAGATGCAATTCACGCAACTAAAGCTGCTTATAAAGAAGGTATTGTAGCAGGGGGAGGTATTGCTTTATTGAATGCTGCTAATAACTTGAAGGCTAAGAATAAAGGAGAAGAGATATTGTTTGAAGCAATTAAATCACCTTACTATACTATACTAGACAATGCTGGTATTATTGAAGTTAAAAAGCAAACAATAAAAAATAGAGGGATTGATGTTAAAACTGGCAAAGAAGTTAATATGATTAAAGCCGGTATTATAGATCCTGTGTTAGTTACTAAGTCAGCTCTTAAAAACGCTGTAAGTGTTGTAACAACTATTGTGTCTGCAGATTGTGTAATTAGCAATAAAAGATTGATGTAATGAAAGCGATCAATTATTATATAATTATAGAAAAAATCAAAGAAGCTCCAAAGAAAGTAGGAGGCATTGAATTAACTGAAAAGCAAGATACAGACATTAGATATTTAAAAGCTAATGTAATAAGTGTAGGAGACAAGATAGAAGGTATTAATGAAGGAGATATTATCAGGTATGATAAGCATGCTGGTCATGGTATCGAATGGAAAGATAATTTTTATTATGTTATTACAGTTGGAGATGTAGTTATAGTTGAATGAGACTAACAGCTTCAGATCTTAGAGATATAAATTTATTAAAGTATTACAGGCTCGTTAGAAGGTGGGCCTGTAAAACTTATGGATTGAAAGACGCTGATTTAGAATTACTTGTGTATTTAGATTGCAAACAATTTTTTACTCGTAATGATTTTATAAACGGCGTTTACACTTATACTTGGGATAAAAATAGATGGGAGCGTTTACGTAGAAACGGTTGGATCGATGTTTTTAAAGAGCGTAATAGAACGAGTTCTAAATACGCAGTATATAAAGTATCTACGAAAGGTAAGCATTTAATAAGTAGAATATATAGAATACTATTAGCAGAAGAAGATTTACCTACATCGGCAAGAAGTGTATTTTATAATAATAAAACATATACAGATAAAGTTTTTAATAAAGCTATTGATGATATGATAAGAGATAAAGAGAGATAATGGATTTTAAACTTAAAGATTTTGCAGATCTTGTCGGAATAGACAAAGAAACTTCTACATATAATACACCTGTTTTTAAAAAAGATTTAGATGGAGATATATTAGGTGAAGCTAATAATGATGGTACTATATTTATAGACAAGTCATTGAAAGGTAAAGCAAAAGAAGAAGCTGTAAATCACGAAAAAGTTCATTTAGATCAAATGGCTCAAGGAAGATTGCACTATGATGACAACAAGGTAACTTGGAAAATGGATACAAAGTCGCCAGCTAGAGTTTATAAAAGAGTAGGTGGACAACTAATAGACGAAGAAACAGGTAAGTCAGCGCAAGAAGGCGGGGATTTTGAATGGGAAAGAGAAGCATATAAAAAACAGTAATATGGGATATAAAGCAAAATCAATTACAGCTAAAGCGTCAAGTGCTTGTAAAATGAATATGGGATTAGTTATGGGTGCAAGCGATATGCATAATTCTAAATCCTTTGTTGATCATGGGGCTTTAATTGAAAAAAGAATACAAAGCGGAAAAGCAAAACCCGTTACACCTGAAGAACAAGAAAAAAAAACTAACATAACAGAAGAATAATATGAACTTACCAATCACAAGTAGAGTAAAAAGATCTCCCCTGTTAAGCCAAGCGTCTCAAGCTATAGAGGTTGAGAATGACGATCAAGCTAAAGGCTTTTATGAAAGTCAAGGAGAAGATGTAAAATCCACTAAAACAGTAACCCAAGAGCCTACTGAAACTTTCACGGGGACAAAAGCAACAGGAGAAGCAGAAAAAAAATGGGCAAAACAAAATGAATACTGTAAAGGTAAACCCGTGGGTACACCTGGTTGTTCTGGTTTTCATAAATTCGAAGGAACTGGAACCGTAGTAGAGGAGACGGTTGTTAAAGGGAAAAAAGAAATGGGTGAAGTTCCAATAAGAGTAGCTCAAAAAGGAGACGTAATGGAGCCTTGGCAAATTTCTAGAATGCAAAGATCCATAAAGAAAGAACAAAAGCAAATTAGAAAATCTAAACTTAAACAAAGACCAGACGGTGTTAGTAGAAGAGATTGGAAGAGGCAGGTTAGAGCAGAAGAAAATGCTGCTGAACAAAAAGAGTTTCAAGCTTTAGCAGATAGAAACGCTAAATCAAGAGCTTCCGGTAAAAGAGGAGGATCAAGAGATGTAGCTGGTTTTGATAGAGCTAAAACCGTTGGAGAAGATAGTGAAAAAGTGCAAGTGACTAAAGCTCAAAAAGCAGCTGAGCTAGCCGCTAACAAAAATAAAAAAGAAGAAAAGAAAAAATCACCAAACGAAATGAGATCAACAAGCCCAGCAAAAAAAGCATTAAAAGGTAGCCAAAATCAATTACCTCAGCATTTACAAGCAGCTATTAAAGCAGCTCCTGGTAAAATGAACGGTTCTCCTTACAAAATGAAAGGCTCAATGTTTAAAAAGAGATACTAATGGCTATACCAATTACAAGTAAAATAAAAAACTGCTCGCCTGCTAAGAAAACAGGAGCATGGACAAGGAAAGAGGGGCAATCGGAATCTGGAGGTTTAAACCAAAAAGGTGTTGATGATTATAAAAGAAAAAATCCTGGTTCAAAATTAAAGACCGCTGTAACAACAAAGCCATCTAAATTGAAGCCTGGTAGTAAAGCCGCTAATCGTAGAAAATCTTTTTGTGCAAGAATGAGCGGGGTAAAAGGACCAATGAAAAAACCAAATGGTAAACCTACAAGAAAGGCTTTAGCATTAAGAAAATGGAATTGCTAATGGAATCAAAAGGACTAGGCGATACGGTAGAAAAAATAACTAAAGCAACAGGAATCAAGACTTTAGTAGAAAAAGTTTCAGAGGGTTTAAACATCCCGTGCGGGTGCCAGCACAGAAAAGAAAAACTAAATAAAATGTTACCATACAAAAAATAAAAAAAAATGAGTTTCAAAAACACACCAATAACGGCGAAAATTAAAAGAACTACTAAAGGAGGTATTACACAACCATTACTTAACGTAGGAGCTCCTATTAAAATGAAGATGTCTTCACCTGCTAAGCAAACAGTTGCTGACCCTGAACTTACTAAAAAAATGGACAATTTTAGAAATGAAATGTCTAGACAAGACAAAGTAAAAGCCGACAACTTAGCTGCAAGCAAAGCAAAGAAAGCTGCGAAAGATAAATCTAATTATCAAAAGAACATGGATCAATATAGAAAAGATGTATCTACTTTAAATGCAAATACAAAAGCTGCATCTAAAAATGTTAATCCTAGACAAATGGATTCCGCTATGAATAGAAGCGTAAGACAGGCAGGTAGGATTAAATCTTTTGAAAAGAATCTTTACGACTACGATACAAAAAACAAAGCAGGTAGCACTGAAGGTTATACTGCTAAAGAATATGCAATGGCTAAAGCCAGTGGTACTTATAAATCTAGAGCTAAGAAAAAAGAAGACGTTAAAGTAGACACTACCAAAACTCAAGCCACTAAAACTAAAAAAGTTTCATACGATACTGCTTATAAAAATAGGGATCAAAAAACATACGGTAAGATGGACAAAGCTACTTATATAAAAGAAGCTAAACGTCAAAACGCTTCATATAAGGCCGGTAAAGGATGGGATGTTAAAAACAAAGGTAAAGATACACCACCTAGAAAAAAGGTTAAAACAGCTTCTGTAATAGAACCTAAAGGAATTAAAAAAATAGAAATATCTACAAAGTTAGATCCAAAACAACTTAAAGCAGAAGTTGTAAAGCGTAACACTAAAACAGAAAAGCCTTCTAAAAGAGACGTACGTAAAGCTAATAGAAAAGCTAAATCAGCAGGTAGAGCAAGTGATAGAGCAGCAAGAGCTAGACTAAAAGGCCAACAAGCTTTAGAGAATGGTAACAAGCAAAAAGCTTTAAGACTTAAAAGAAAAGAAACACGATTAAAAGCAAAAGCTACTAGAAAAAGAGGACAAGCAGCAGATGCTATTAAGATAAAAGATTAAATGAAAAAGTTATTTCAATGGCTTACAGGTAGTGTTGTTAAAGAAATTGGCAGCGCTATTGATAAGTTAACTACAACTGAAGAAGAGAAGCTTACTATTAAAAAGCAAGTTATAGAAATACTAGAACAAGCCGATACAAATGCTCAAGCTCAAGTAACAGATCGTTGGAAGTCAGATATGGAAAGTGACAGTTTCTTGTCTAAAAATATCCGGCCAATTATACTCATATATATAACGGTTATATTTACAGCGTTGGCATTTACTGATGGTAACATTGGAGAGTTTCAAATAGCAAAAGAGTATATACCTATATTTCAAACATTATTAGTTACTGTTTACGGAGCTTATTTTGTAGGAAGAACTTGGGAAAAAGCAACAAAAATAAATAAAAAATAAACAAAAATAATGGGACAATTTTTAAATCAGCCAGACTTTATAGAGTTTGGCAAAGTAGTAACACCAAGCAATACAATTAATGCTTCTACAAACCTTAACAAAGCTTCTTTGTGGGTTGGCGGAGGCGGTACTGTAAAAGCTATACTTTCTAGTACACTTGGAGGTGTTGTAGAAAGTTTTACAATAACATCACCAGGAGCAGGTTATACCACTGGAGCTGCAGTAGCAACTTTAAACGATGATGGTACAGATGCAACTGGCTTAACCGTAGATATCACTGTAGATGGTAGTGGTGCAATTGTTACTGCCGTACTAAATAACACAGGTAGTGGTTATGTAGTAGGACAAACACTTAGAATAGCAGGAGGTACTTCAATGGCAGTTATTACTATTACAGGAGTTGATAACACACCTTTAGCTTCTCAAGCAGTATCTTTTCAAGGAGTACAAGCAGGGACATACTTGCCAGTAATCGTTGATTATGTGTTAATAGAAGGCACTAACCCGGCAACTCTGATGATTGCATGTCATTAAGAATGCTTAAAAACAAGTAACTATATAGTTATTATATAAACAATTAAATCATATTATTATGTCTAAAAAATTATCAGAAGTAGAGTTAAAAGAATTACAAGGGGTCATTGGTAAAATCAACGAAGTGCAAATGCAAATTGGTGGTTTAGAAATGCAAAAACAAGAACTTATTTTAGCGGGAGTTGAGGCTAAAAAAGCTTTAGGAGAAACTCAAAAAACGTTAGAAGAAACTTATGGCCAGGTTCAAATTGATATCCAAACTGGAGAAATCAAAGAAAATGAATCAGATAGTTAGAAAGATAAGTATTGGTAAAGACTACAAAAATGATGCCATGCACTACTCTGTTGGACAGGAAGTGTATGGTGGTCATACCATAAAAAATATAATTGAAGAAGATACTAAGTACTCAATATATATAGAAAAGAATAACGAGATAATGCCATGGAAAGATTTTAATAAGAATATGGCAATTGCAGTAGAATATGACTTGCAATATTAATGAAGTCATTAATTAATTTTATCATAGAGCCTATAGGCGAAAGATATAACAATGTAAAGAATATTGAAGGCAACGAATTATTGTTAAATACAGAATTACAAAATCATAATTATTCAAATAGAATAGCCAAGGTTATATCCGTACCTAAATTATCAGATACTGATATAAAAGAAGGTGATCAAGTAATAGTGCATCACAATGTATTTAGACGTTTTAGAGACATTAGAGGTGACGAAAAAAATAGTAGATCTTACTATAAAGACAATATATACTTTGCAACTGAAGATCAGGTTTACGCTTACAAAAGAAAAAGCAACTGGCAAAGCTGTAAAGGATTTAATTTCGTAAAACCTATAAAAGAAACAAAATCATTTTCATTAGATAAAGAGAAAGAAGGTGTTGGCGTTTTATACTTCAAAGATCCTGAACTAAAAGGATTAAAAGACGGAGATCTAGTCGGGTTTAGACCTGGGGCAGAATATGAATTTGTAATCGGTAACGATAGAATTTATAGAGTACCCACAAATTCAATCACAATTAAATATGAATATCAAGGAAACGAAGAAGAGTATAATCCAAGCTGGGCATAGAGCGGTTGAAGAACTTATAAAAGTTGCCAAAGAATCTATTGTAGATTCAGAAGATGATCTTGCTGCAGACAAGCTTAAAAACGCAGCGGCTACAAAAAAGCTAGCTATATTTGATGCTTTTGAAATCCTTACTAGGATACAACTTGAACAAGATATTCTTGACGAAAAACCAGCAGAAATTAAAGAAGAAAAATCTTTTAAAGGATTCGCTGAAAAAAGATCTAAGTAATGTACGAACAAACATTATATAAGATTGTAACTCCTGTAAAGCTTACTACAATATCAAGACTCAACAAAGCTAAAAAATGGGAGTATGGTTATAACAAAGAACACGACATCGTTGTTATAAGTAAGACTGGGCAAATTGGTGAAATATACAATATACAGAACTTAAAAATAGCTTTACCAAAAGCACCGCCTAGTGTAGATAAATCAAATAAAAAATGGACACCTGAAGAATACCCTAAAGAATTAAAATCAATTGAAAGTATATTCGATTGGAGGGATTATCCAGAGTCATTTAAGCTAAAATGGGAAAGTTATATAGATGAACAATTTAACAAAAGAGAAAACGGTCACTGGTTCAATAATAAGGGCTTGGATACTTACATTACTGGTACTCACTTTATGTACTTGCAGTGGTCCAAGATTGATGTTGGGCAGCCAGATTTTAGGGAATCAAACAGATTATTCTACATCTTCTGGGAAGCTTGTAAAGCAGACACCCGTTGTTATGGAATGTCATATCTCAAGAATAGACGTTCAGGCTTTTCATTCATGGCGTCTGGGGAAACGGTTAATATGGCAACAATATCGTCCGACTCACGCTTTGGGATTTTGTCCAAATCTGGAGCCGATGCTAAGAAAATGTTCACAGATAAGGTTGTACCCATTAGTGTTAACTACCCGTTTTTCTTTAAACCGATCCAGGACGGTATGGACAGGCCAAAGACGGAACTTGCCTACAGGGTCCCCGCATCAAAGCTTACTCGTAAGTCCATCACCAAAGCCGTTAGGCCCGAGACCCTTGACGGTCTTGATACCACCGTCGATTGGAAAAACACCGGTGATAACGCATACGATGGAGAAAAACTAAAACTACTAGTACATGATGAAAGTGGCAAGTGGGAGAAACCGAATAATATATTAAATAACTGGCGAGTTACAAAAACGTGTTTAAGATTAGGTTCTAGAATTATTGGAAAATGTATGATGGGTTCAACCTCAAATGCATTAGATAAAGGAGGAGACAATTTTAAAAAACTATATAACAATTCAGATGTTATTAAAAGAAATAGGAATGGCCAAACCGCTTCAGGTTTATATTCTTTGTTTATTCCTATGGAATGGAATTATGAAGGATTTATTGATGAGTATGGGCATCCTGTATTTAATACCCCTAAAGAACCTGTACTAGGCCCATACGGCGACGTTATAGACATCGGGGTTATAGAGCACTGGAATAATGAGGCAGAAGGATTAAAGTCCGACCAGGACGCTCTAAATGAATTTTATAGACAATTTCCTAGAACAGAAGAACACGCTTTTAGGGATGAAACAAAAAATAGTATATTTAATTTAGTTAAAATATACGAACAAATAGATTACAACGAAGATTTAGGTAATACAAATGTATTAACAAGAGGAAGCTTTCAATGGGTAAATGGAATAAAAGATTCTACGGTGAAATTTTCACCTAATCCATCTGGAAGATTTTTAGTATCTTGGGTTCCCGGGGAGCACTTACAAAATAAACAAGTTGTTAATAAAGGATTGAAAGCCCCAGGTAATGATCATATGGGCGCATTTGGTTGTGATAGTTATGATATATCAGGAACAACAGATGGGCACGGATCTAAAGGAGCTTTACACGGTTTGACAAAATTCAGTTTAGAAGACGCTCCAGCTAATACGTTCTTTTTAGAATATATAGCTAGGCCACAAACCGCAGAGATATTTTTTGAAGATGTATTAATGGCTTGTATATTTTATGGAATGCCTTTATTATGTGAAAACAATAAACCTAGATTATTGTATTATTTTAAAAGAAGAGGATACAGAGGGTATTCAATGAATAGACCTGACAAAGTGTGGAACAAATTATCTGTAACTGAAAGAGAAATTGGTGGAATGCCTAACTCTAGTGAAGATATAAAACAAGCACACGCGGCAGCTATCGAAACATATATAGACAAACACGTAGGTTTACGTGAAGATGGTCAGTACGGTGCAATGTATTTTAATACTACTTTAAATGATTGGGCTGGTTTTGATATAAATAAAAGAACAAAGTTTGATGCAGCTATAAGTTCTGGCTTAGCTATAATGGCTTGTAATAGACATTTATATTATCCCAGACCTCAAGTACAAAAAGAAACAATAAGTTTAAAAATAGCTAAATACACCAACCAAGGTGGTTTATCAAAATTAATAGAAAAATAAAAATATGGCTGAGTCAGTTATAACAAGTTATTTTCCAAGCCAAGTAGCTAGCGATGCGGAGAAGATGTCCATGGATTATGGTACTACTGTAGGTAGAGCTATAGAAAGTGAGTGGTTCAATAATACCAATGGAGGTAATAGCAGTAGGTTTCAAAGCAACCAAGTTACTTTTCACAATTTAAGATTATACGCTAGAGGCGAACAACCTATACAAAAATATAAAGATGAGTTATCTATAAACGGTGATTTATCTTATTTGAATTTGGATTGGAAACCTGTGCCTATTATACCTAAATTTGTAGATATAGTAGTTAACGGTATTTCTGATAGATTATTTGATATAAGAGCTTATTCACAGGATCCTTATGGGGTGGATAAACGTACAAGATACATGGAGTCTTTAATAAGAGACATGCAAACTAAAGAGCTTAATGAATTTGCTTCTGCTGAGTTTGGTGTTAACTTATTTGAAAATGATCCTGAAACATTACCTAAAAATAAAGAAGAGTTAGATCTTCACATGCAACTTACTTATAAACAACAAGTTGAGATTGCAGAAGAGCAAGCAATCAAAGTCTTATTAGATGGTAATAATTATGACTTAATAAAAAGACGTTGTAATTATGATTTAACCACTATAGGTATTGGTGCTGTAAAAAATGTTTTTACAAAATCAGAAGGAGCTAAAGTAGAATATGTGGACCCTGTTAACTTAGTTTGGTCATATACAGATTCACCTTACTTTGACGATATATATTATGTAGGAGAAGTAAGATCAGTACACTTAAATGAACTTAAAAAAGAATTCCCTTGGCTTACCAATGAGGAATTAAAAGATATTGCTGGGCAGTCAGTTAGTAACAACGGTTTTTACAATAGATCTATTAGTAACGTAAATCAAGATGATTCTAATACAGTACAGGTATTGTATTTTAATTACAAAACATTTACTAATGAAGTTTATAAAGTAAAAGAAACCGCAACTGGAGCAGCAAAAATAATACCTAAAGATGATCAATTCAATCCGCCACCTGAATTATATGAAGAGTATGGTATTGAAAAGTTATCTAAATCTCTTGAAGTATTATACGAGGGAGTAAAGATTGTTGGGGGAAGAATGCTTAAATGGGAACTTGCTAAAAATATGATTAGACCAAAGAGTGATTACTCTAAAGTCAAAATGAATTATAGCATGGTTGCTCCTAGAATGTATCGAGGTAGAATAGAATCTATAGTAAGTCGTATAACGGGATTTGCAGATATGATTCAATTAACTCATTTAAAACTACAGCAAGTAATGTCAAGAATGGTTCCAGACGGAGTTTACCTTGATGCTGATGGTTTAGCTGAGGTTGATTTAGGTAACGGTACAAATTACAATCCGCAAGAAGCACTTAATATGTTTTTTCAAACAGGTTCTGTAATAGGTAGATCATTTACACAAGACGGCGATATGAATCCTGGCAAAGTTCCTATTCAAGAAATAACTACAGGAGCTGGAGGAGGTAAAATGCAATCACTAATTGGTAATTACAATTACTACATGCAAATGATTCGTGACGTAACCGGATTGAATGAAGCTAGAGATGGAAGTACTCCTGATTCTAGAGCATTAGTTGGCGTGCAAAAAATGGCAGCAGCAAATTCAAATGTAGCAACAAGGCATATATTAGATGGAAGTTTGTTTTTAACATCGGACTTATGTGAAGGGTTATCATTAAGAATTTCAGATATATTAGAATATTCTCCAACAAGAGAAGCTTTTATACATAAAATAGGTAATCAAAATGTAGCTGTATTAGAAGAAATGAAAGATTTGTATCTTTATGATTTTGGTATATTTATTGAGTTACAACCAGACGAAGAAGAAAGAGCTGTGTTAGAAAACAATATACAAGCAGCTGTACAAAGTGGATTAATTGATTTATCAGATGCTATTGATCTTAGAGAAATTAAAAATCTTAAGTTGGCTAATCAATTATTAAAAATAAGAAGAATAGACAAACAGAAGAAAGACCAAGAAATACAACAACAAAATATACAAGCTCAAGCCCAAGCTAATGCACAAGCGCAGCAAGTAGCAGCTCAAGCAGAGGTTCAAAAGGGTCAGGCTTTAATACAACAAAAAATAGAGTTAGCAAACGCTCAAGCTCAAATTGATACACAAAAACTAATGCAAGAAGCTACTTTAAAGAAAGAGCTAATGCAATTAGAATTTGAAATGAATTTACAGCTTAAAGGTTTAGAGGTTCAAGGTCGTAAGTCTGAGATAGTAGATAAAGAAGATAGAAAAGACGACAGAACTAAATTACAAGCTACACAACAAAGTGAATTAATACAACAAAGACAAAATAATTTGCCAGCACAAGACTTCGAGTCAAGTGGGTTCGATACAATGGGCGGTGGATTTAACTTAGGTTCGTCAGACCCTAGGTAATAATAATAGTAACAATTATATAATATTTTATCATGTCAGAAGAATTAGAACAAGAAGTACCTACCGTTGAGGAAGTCAAGGTAGAAGAACCTAAACCTGTGTCAGTTGACGACGGGGTTATTAAGGTTGACTTAGGATTATTAAACAAACCAGAAACTGATGCCATTCCAGAGCAAGAAACAAATGCAGTGGATGATGATCAACCGGCCGCAATTAGCGAAGAAGTGGTTGAAGAAATACCACAACAACAAGAGCCCGTTCAAGATGAACAACCCGTTCTTGAAGAAATAGTAAACGAAGAAGTAGCTGAACAAGTTGAAGAACTTAACGAACAAGTTGAGCAAGCTATAGTTGAAGCGGATGCTGGTATTGCATTACCGGATAATATTCAAAAAGTGGTTGAGTTTATGAATGAGACTGGGGGGAGTTTACAAGATTACGTAAAACTTAACACCGATTATGCTTCATTGAATGAAACACAACTACTAAGAGAATTTTATGAAACTACTAAACCTCATTTAGATAGGGAAGAAATTGATTTTATAATGGAAGACAATTTTTCTTACGACGAAGAGGTTGATGAAGATAGAGACATTCGAAGAAAAAAGTTAGCTAGAAAAGAAGAGCTAGCAAAAGCTAAAAATCACTTAGATGGATTAAAATCTAGGTATTACGAAGAAATAAAAGCTGGGTCTAATTTAAACCCAGAAACAAAAAAAGCGGTTGACTTTTTCAATCGTTATAAAAAAGAAAACGAAGAAGCGAGTAAAGTAGCTGAAAACCAAGTATCTGTATTTAACAGTAAAACAGAAAAGCTTTTTTCCAATGATTTCAAAGGTTTTGATTTCAATGTTGGTGAAAAGAAATTTCGTTACAGAGTTAAAAATGCGGATCAGGTTAAAGACACTCAAGGCGATATCAATAATTTTGTCAAGAAGTTCTTGAACGATAAAAATGAAATGAGCGACGCCGCGGGATATCACAAGTCTTTATTTACAGCTATGAATGCAGACGCAATTGCAAATCACTTTTATGAGCAAGGTAAAACCGATGCTATGAAAGCAAGTGTACAAAAATCGAAGAATATTGATATGGACCCAAGGGGTGTTCATGAAAACGTCAAGCCGACTTCGGGAATGTCATTTAAGTCAATTAAGTCTGGTGGAACTTCTAAGTTTGGAATAAGAAAAAAATAATTAAAACTTAAAACTTAAAATTAAAAATTATGGCCGGATCATTTACAGGGAGTACTGGAGCATTAGCTCACTTAACTCCTCGACCAACACAAACGTTGTTTAACGACAACTACCTGTCTTTATCAGACATGGATTTTACACAACAATTCTTACCAGAAGTATATGAGAAAGAAGTAGAAAGATACGGAAACCGTACTATCTCTGGATTCTTACGTATGGTAGGAGCAGAAATGCCTATGGCTTCAGACGTAGTAGTATGGTCTGAGCAAGGTAGATTACACGCAGCTTATGACCCAGTAGAAACTACAGCTACTACAGTTATTATTCCAGCTAACGCAGCAGGAGCTTCTCAAAACGTTATTGGCCCAGGTGCTACTATCGTTATTGCTTCAGCAAACGGTTTAGTTGTGGAAAAAGCTTATGTATCTGCAGTATCTGCACCAGTGGCGGGAGTTGTTACATTAACTGTAGCTGGATATCAAGGAGCTATTACTGTTCACGCAGCAGCTAAGGTATTCGTATACGGTTCTGAATATGCAAAAGGGACTTCTAATGCAGGAACTTCTGTTGATGCATCTTTCGAGCAATTTAGTAACAAACCAATTATCTTAAGAGATAAGTACAATGTGAACGGTTCTGATACCGCTCAAATTGGATGGGTTGAAGTAACTACTGAAGCTGGTACTTCTGGATACTTATGGTATTTAAAATCTGAGCACGAAGCTAGAATTCGTTTTGAAGATCAATTAGAAATGAGTATGCTAGAGGCTGAAAAAGCAGCGTCACCAATTACGCCAGCTGACTTTGGAACTTCAGCAGGAACTCAACTTACTGGTTCTGACGGATTATTCTCAGCTCTAGAAGATAGAGGATTAGTTTATTCAGATCAAGATTTTGGTGGTGCTGATGGACTTGCAGACTTTGACGTAATATTACAAGAATTAGATAAGCAAGGATCTATTGAAGAGAACATGATGTTCTTAAACAGATCAGCTTCTTTAGGGCTAGATAATATGTTAGCATCTGTTAATTCAGCTTACAGCACAGGATCTTCTTATGGAGTATTTAATAACAGCTCTGAAATGGCATTGAACTTAGGGTTCTCTGGATTCAGAAGAGGTTCTTACGATTTCTATAAGACTGACTGGAAATACTTAAACGACGCTACTACTCGTGGATTAGTTGGAGATATTGAAGGTGTATTAGTACCAGCAGGAACTTCTACAGTTTACGACCAGCAATTAGGACAGAACATTTCAAGACCATTCTTACACGTACGTTACAGAGCTTCTGAAGCAGACGATAGAAAAATGAAATCTTGGATCACTGGATCTGTTGGTGGAAACTTTACAAGCGACGAGGATGCAATGAACGTTCACTTCTTATCAGAAAGATGTTTATGTGTACAAGCAGCTAATAACTTTGTGTTATTCAAAAAAATAGCAGCATAGTAAATTAATGTAATTCTTACCCCTGTTGCATTGACAGGGGTAACTATTACTCTTATAAAATTATTTAATCATATTATATCATGGCAAAACAAGCTACAGCAAAGCAAGTTGAGGTTGCTCCTCAAGTAAAAGCAGTACCAAAAGCGGCTGCAAAACCACAATGGGAATACAAAGACAGAACGTACTTTTTAATAACGGGTAAGTCTCCATTAATTTTTACAATACCTTCTAAGCATTCAAGAAACAAACCTTTATTATATTTTGATAAAGAATCTGGATATCAAAGAGAACTTAGATATGCTACCAATCAAAAAACACCTTTTGCAGATGAACAAAAAGGAGAAGCAACTTTAGGTAGAATAG